CGTCGATGCCAAGCCGCCGGCCGACGTGTACGTGACCGCGTAGCAGGTCGACCCGCTCACGACGATCGCCTTCTGGTTGCCCGGCAGCACCCATGCGCCGCGCACTTGCCCGCCGCCCAGCGTCAGCAGGTCAATCGTGCCGGGGCAGCCAAGCAATGCGATAGGTTCTTTCGCGTGCGGATCTGGCGAAACCTCGACGTAGTAGTTCAAGCACCGCTGCGTGTCCTGCAGCAATAGCGGCGCCTCGTAAGCCGATCCAACGAGGCCAAAATCGTAGCCTTGGGTCGGCATGTCAACCGCGGAAGCCGCCGTGAAGCACCCACCCCGCATCAGCTCGCCGTCCGCTCCCCGCAAGCGCCGCATCGAACGTCGCAACTTGCGTCGGGCTCCCGTTCAGCGCCTTGATCTGCGCTTTAGCGTCGCGTGCCATGGCCGCAAGATCAGGGGTCACCGGACGCCCGTACATCGGCGCCAGTTCGACCGCAAGCGCCAGCTTGATCGCCCGCGCATAGCCCTCCGGGACCACGAACGGATCACTGAGCGTCGCCATCCTGGTGAACACGTAGTCGCACCACAGATGCGCCTCGCCCGCGCTGGACGGCGCCATCCAGACGAGGATTTCACCGATCGGCGCGTTGCGGTTGTAGTACAGACCCGTAGGCCACGGGCCCGGCAGATTCTTGATTCCGATCGCTGAGTATTCTTCTTGCGTGATGATGTCGCACGGATAGTCCAACGCACTGCTTGCGCCGCCCGAGCTGGCAATCCGCGTGAACGCCGTGCTGATCCGAGCCGGCAACGGTACATTGACCTGACCTGTGAACGTGATCGAATCTGCCACAACGTTCGCGGTCGAGTTGGCGCTCATCGTCAAGGTTGTGCCGCTCAAGCCGGAGACCTTCGTCCCGCTCGGAATTGCTCCGCCGGAATCCAGCAGCGTCGCGCCCACGACGAGGTTGTTCAACGCGATCAGGCTTTGCAGGTTGCTCACCGTCATCGTCGGCGATCCGCTCGCCACCGTCGCAATGAACGTCGCGCCAGGCGTGCCCAGCGCGGGCGATCCGATCGTGTAGCTGTATTGCCCGGCCGTCCATGGGAACACCTGCTCGACCGCACCGAAAATCATCAGGTGCTCAATCGTCCACGACTCGATCAAGTCGTTGAGTACGGACAACGCCTCTCGGGCGTCGTCCGGGTCCAACGGCTGACCGGGCGCCGTGGCGTTGATCCGCCGCAGCGCCCCTACGACGATGTCACTGGCCGTCGACATCGGTTACCGCCTTTTTCGGACGACCGGGGCCACGCTTCGGCGTTCCGACCATCGCGGCCGGATCGTTCACGTACCCCAATTCTGCCGCCGCCGCCTCGGCCACTTCATCGCCGACCGTCGCCTGCTCGATGCCGGTCTGCGCGTTCCACGCGGCCTGTAGCGCTTCGGGTGACTCGAACATCCCGCGGTACATCATATGGGGATAGTCCATCACACGATCGCCGAGGGTAGAAGCGATGCGCCATCAAGGAACGTCGGGCGAACCACGTTCAAGACATACGCGCCGGCAGGCGGAGTCAGCGAGCCGGCGGTGCTGTTCGAGAACGCGATAGCGAGCGTGTTTGCCGCGGTCACGCGCGCAGACGCGATCGATGTAAGTCCGGTCCACGCGAATGATGGAATTACTTGCACGATGTCGCCTACGAGCAATCCGTTCACCGTGAACGTTTGCTCTGCGACCGTGACGGTCGACACTGACGCGGGCGTCAGCGTCACCTTGAGCACCATCTCCAGGATGATGTTGCCGAAGCTGTTATTTGCTGGACCGGGCATTTCTGCTCCAAGAAAGTGGCAGCGGCCCGAAGGCCGCCGCTAGGTTTAGGCCGACAGGTCGAACCCGTAGATATAAACGTCGGTAGCAGCCGTTGCCAGTGCGGTGCCAACGTTCAGATACAGGTTTTGCGCGGTTGCGATGTTGGTAGAGGCCACCGTCCGCTGGTTGACTACTGCGGCGCTGGTCTGCGACGTGAGCGCCGCATTCGCCACGATGGCCGTACCGCCAGCCGCCGCCGCCGTGAACAGGCCGCACTGCGCCGTTGCCACGCTGCCGGACACGCCGGCAAGGGTGGCGTTGCACATCACGACCTGAAACACGCTGTAGGACGTCGCGTTGATGATCGGGATGATGGCCGCGTCACCCGTCGATGCGAGGTTGACAGCCTTCGCAACGCCCAGCAGGCGGAATGCCTGCTGGCCTTGCACGGGCCCCGCGTTGGTGTTCGACGTCGGGTTTTGAATCGGCGCCGACACGAGCTGCGAATTGGCGCTGATCTGTGTTGCTGGTCCGGGATTGGGCATGATCGCTCCGAGTGAGGTTGAGTGTTAGCCAGCGATCCGGCAAGACATTTCCGGGTACAGCGGCGCCCAGCCATATAGAACGTCCGTACGAGTCGGCAGGCTGTCGTTGTTGACCGTGTACTGACGCACGACGCGGATCGACATGCCCGACTTCTTGTCCGACGCTCGAGCCGCCATGTCGACACCATCGGGCATCGGCAGGTCCGCCATCGCCAGCGTAAACGCGTTCTTGTGGAAGGCGATGTTTTGCGGGCTGATCTGACCGCCAGTGCCGAACACCGTCACCGCACCCGACGCCGTCGGGGCCGCCGACACGTTCTGATGCTGGCCGCTGGTGATGATCGCGGGCGACACCTGGAACTGCAGACCACCCGAACCGCTGGACGTGTACGCGCCGGTCGTGGCGTTGTACGTGCCCGCGCTCGGCGTGCCCACAAACGGGCGCACGACGAACTGGCGCAGACGATTCGAACCGTACGCCTGGAGGTTTTGCGGGTTGACCGCAAAGCAACCGGCAAACGTCACCACGTCGCCCACGTTCAGGACGTTGGTGCTGTTCGACCACGCTTGCGTCAGGATCGTGCCGGTCTGACTCCAACCGGTCGTGATGCCCTGCGCTGCACCGTTGACCGTCGGCGTACCGCCCTGCGCACCGACCGTGTAGCTCACGACGTTCTGATCCATGTACCAGTCGAATCCGAGCGTGTTCTTGCCGATCAGGCCCTTGCGGTACTGCTCGCTGATCTGCGCCTGCGGGTTGAACAGGCCGGCCAGCGCGTCGACGACGTAGCTGTGAGTCCACTGATCCATTACCAGCGCACGTTGCCCATCGCGCGGCGTGCCCTCGGAATCGAGGTAGGCGCCGGCCTGCAAGACCGGAGCGCGCGACGAGACGGGCGTACCCGGCGTGCCAACGCTGTTCGACGTCCACTGCTGCGCCATCACGAGCCCGTCGCGGTCGATCTTGTTCGCCACCGCAGCGACGGCCGGAGTGATGAATCGGTCCTTGAACTCGTCCATCGACAGCGCTAGGTCCGCAGTCGTCCACTGCTTGTCGACGTGGAATTGCGTGGTCAGCGTGACCGGGACGGACGACTCGTAGAAGTCTTCGACGTTGAGGTTCGGACCCGTCGTGCCGATCGCGCGGTCCGGCCGACGCACGTTAAGCGTGTATCCGATCTTCGCGCCAGCGACGGCGAATCGGTCGTCATAGTCCCGCGTCACTTGCGACGCGAAGACCAGTTCATTCTCAAGCACCATCAGGTGCTCGTTCGTAATCATGCTGATATTTAGAAGCTGGTTTGCCACGTTCTTTCCTTAAAACGAAAAGGGCGCCGAAGCGCCCTTGCATTGAGTGTTTCCGGTTATCGCTTCGACTGCTTCTGGCGATATGCCTTGTATTCCTCGAAGGTCATCTTTGCCGGATCTTTTTCCGAACTCGACGACCCCTTGAGGGGGGACACAGGCGCCGGGGCTTTGGATACTTCTGGAGCCGTCACAGGACTAGCCTTCGATGTCGCCTTCTCAGCCTTGTCTAGCTTCGCGTCGAGCCGTCCCATCGCGCGCAAGCCGGCCGTCGGAGAACGGCGCAGGCGCAAATCGCGCTGGAACAGTTCGACGAGTTTCTTGGCTTCGTCGGCATGGTCGGGATGCGACAGGTAGTAGGCCGCAGAAGGTCCGTTGTCCATCAACTTGATTTCAGCAAGGAGTTCTCGCGGAAACACGATGCGACACGCATTGACTACGTCGTCATAGTCGTCGGTCGATTCCTTGACCGTTTCCAGACGCGTCTGCCAATTTTCCTCGGCTTCCTCTTGCAATCGGTCCGCCTCAGCCTTGATGGCCGCCGCATCACGTTCCGCAAGTTTCCTGTCCGCCTGATAGTCGACGAGAGCCTTGATGTAGTCCTCGTCGCTCGCAAACGTTTCCCGCTTCGGCGCTTCTTCGACCCGTTCGACGACCGCTGATTTCTTCAGCACATCAAGTTGCGTCCGCGCTTCTGCCAGTTGACTGGCGATCGCGTCCCGCTCCTTCAGCGCCTCCTTGCGTTGGCGCCGCGTCTCGATCAAGTCTTCGATAACGCCCTTCTTCTTGGGCTTCTCTTGTGACGACTCCTCGCCCTCTGGCGTCTCCGTGTCGGCCTTGGTTTCATCTGCCTTGGCTTCTGTGGGCTTCTCAGTTTCGGGCTTTGCTTCTGGCATTCGTCCGCCGTTGGCGACGAACTCTGCAAGATTTTGACTCGTTACTACTACTGCGCTGTCGCTCAAGGCGCGCTCCTCGTGTCACCGGCATCCGGCCGGGGCGGATTAATGCAATGCGAGCATCAGCAAAAGGGCTTCTGCCTCTGAGTCTTTTCTACTTGAGCGCGAAACACCTTCGATGGGCGCAATAATTTGTGTGTTGCCGGGCGCATTGGCGATCACAAAATCAACCGTTGCGCCACTGATTGCCGGGACAACCCTTCGACTTGCAGGCGCAACCCTACCAACGCCCCCGAGCGGCTCTCCCCATGTCTCTGCCCAGGAAAAAAACGACCATGATTCGCCCCAGGTATTCATGCGCCAGGCCTAGGCCCCCACGTGTCCCCAGGCTTGCCCGTGCCGGTTATTGGGATTCCGTTCACATACCGAATATCTGATGGCGATCCGGTATTGACCTTCCACAGCACGTCAACCGGGTCGGCCCCTGGCGCGGTGATATGGATCGCCATGTCTCCGACAGTGTTTAAATCCGCAGATGACAAATATAGTGAATACCAACCAAACCCTGTATCTACGACCGACGGAGAAATCAAATTGAACGCGCCGCCATTTTTTGACGCATAGATCGTCAGGGTCGCACCGGAAATGCCTGTCACATGATCCGTGGACGTGACAAACACTGCGGCGACTGCCGGAACGCCCTTCAGGAAATCGCTCATTCGGTTGACAACCCTTGATCGAATATATCCCGACCCAACAACGGGCAGCGGGCCACTCGATGCGGCATCTTCTGAGCCAACAAACCGCAGCAGCCTAGACTGCGCGAACCGCCCAACAAAATGCGTATTGGTTTCTGGTTGCGCGACCACCGGAACATCGAACGCCGGGACGGTCCACCACAGATATTGCGACAGCAAATGCCGCGGGGCTCGGTACGCCCCAACGTAATGAGGATTTGTCTCCGGTTGATTAGGCGTCGGGCCATTGGTAGCGGCGTCTTCCGACCCAACAAACCGCAGCAGCCTCGACTGCGCAAACCTACCGATAAAATGAGTATTAGTCTCCGGCTGTACCGGGGGCGTTACATAGTTGTCCCAGGTATTCCACGAGAACCTAAGCAGGCTCGGCTGAGAGTACCGAGCCACAAAATGCGGATTCGTTTCCGCCTGCGTCGGCAGCGGGCCACTCGATGCTTGGTCGGCGCTGTTCCAGGCGAACCCGCGCAGCACCGCCGCTTGGAACCGCCCCACGTGGTGAGGATTGGCATCCTGCGGCACCGGCCCGTTGGTTGCCGCATCCTCGCTACCTACAAAGCGCTTAAGGACCGGCTGCGCGAACCGCCCGACAAAATGGGTGCCAGTCTCCGGCTGGACCGTGACCGGAACGTCCGCCGCCGCGTTTTGCCCGTGCGCGCGCAGCAATACGTGCGGCACCGGAGCAAACCGCCCAACGAACGCCGTGTTCGTTTCTGCCTGCGGCCCTGAAGAACTCGTGTCTTGACTGTTGTATAGAAACCCGGCCAGTCGACCCGAGCCGAAGCGTCCGACCCAATGCGGGTTAGTCTCCGGCGTGGCGACTACCTGCGCATCGCCTGCCGAGTTAGTCCACAGGCCCGCATACAGCCGATGATTGGTCGGCGTGAACCTGCCGATTTGGTGCGCGCCAGTCTCGGCCTGCGTCGGCAACGGGCCACTCGTGGCCGCATCCTCGCTGCCAAGCCTGAACCCGCGCAAATTCGCAGGAACATGACGAGCTATGAAGCGAACGTTTGTTTCTGGTTGCGGCGCCAGCGAACAACTACCCGCATCCTCCGAACCGGAAAACCGGTTAAGCCTGGGCGCCGCATACTTCCCGACAAAATGTGGGTTGCCTTCGCCCACCAGAGGGGAAGGAACATCCCCTGCGGGGCTTAGGTATAGCTGCGAAAACCTAAGTAAACCCGGCGGCTTATAAGCTCCAAGAAAATGGGTTTTTGTGTCTGGCAATACGTCAATGCTTGGAGGTAAATTACCCCCAATCGGCGCCCTGACCAGTAACGGCAGCGGACCTTTCCCCGGTAGGTTTCGACGTTTACGCGGCGGAAGATTTGGCGCCCCCGCGGTCGGCGTGAAGAACGACAGCGCAAACGTGGAAAACCCTATACCCGCCGCATCCGACGACGTGTAATTCATGGCTTGAGACGTACCGGCCGCCGTAAGGTCCGATACGACAAACCACATCCCATTACCAAAACCGGAGAACCTAGACGTACCGGCTACCGCAGTCAGGCTGGATGCTGCCCCGTGCGTCTCATGCGATACGCCTATTACATAGTCGCCAGCTACCGTGGTGACTGCGGTAGAAGTAATCGCACCTGCGGTCGTATTCGGGCCGGTCTGGAACTGCCCGACACTCGCTCGCAACGTACCCGGCGACGATATCTCCGTAATCGTCGCGTTCAGGAACCCGGCCGACGTGACCGTTATGGTCTGGGCGCCGGCCGCAGCGCTGGCTAAAAGCCACGCGTTGCAATTTGTAGAAGTGCCTATGTTTCCGGGCGGTGTGACCTTAACGAAGGTGCCAGCGGCACTCGTAGTGCATGTCGCCGGCGTCGCGCCGGAAGCGTCCTCAACTACTACGAGGATTGCGCTCCCGGCCGAAACCGTGATCGATTGGCTGATCGGCGAGCCGCCACAGCCAATCGTCTGTACCCAGGCTGCCACGACCTATCGCCTCACACGACGGCGATTGCTGCGCCCTCGACTACATAGTTATGGACTGTGAAAGATCCGGTCGCCACCGTCTGCGTGAAAAACATATCCAGCGCCCCGCCACCGGTCCAGTCCTGCGACGCGCCCAGTGCAGGCGTTCCTACGGGCACTACGAACGACCCACTACCACCGGCAGCCGGCAGCGGCGAGCCGACAATCGCCTCAGATTGGAATTGTCCAATCCCAAACCATTGCGCTACGTTCTGCACCGTGCGCAAAGTCAACATCACTTCAAACCACCACGGAACCGTAGTCTTGGCAACGATATTAAGCGCCAGCGCGCCCGTGTCGTAAAACACGTTTCCACCGATGCGCAGGTCAAGGCGCGCGGTCCCTGGCGTAGTTACGACGCATGAGATACGCCCTGCCGCAGTGATGCGGAGAACATAACCCGGCACCACGACATTTGGCGCGAACGTGTATTTAGCCGTAGTTGGCAGACACGTTGCAGCCGCAGCCGCAGTCAAAGTAGGTCCGTCGTTAGTCGCTATTGCAAGCGGTGCCCAGTATCCTGCGGCCATTTCAGTGCCCCTTCACGGCGTGTTAAGCAACCTGGACGAGCCCTAGCGTCATGCCGGGCTTCGCCGCGCACGGGTCGCACAGATAGAACACATGCGCCGCCCACTCCGCCGTGACGCCACCACCAGGTGCCCCGCAGTTCGCGCAGAATACCCGCTCCAGCCGCGCACGGCCGATGTGGATGACCGTCGAGTCCCGGCGCAGGGCGAGCCGGCAGTCCGGCAGGCCCTGCTCGAACTCGCGATCCCAGTGCCTGCTGTCACGCAGGCCCATCACACACCCTCAGAAAACTCGACCGTAGCATCGAACGTCAACGACGCCACCGATGCGAGCGAGGTAACCTCGAAGTCGACCGGGCTGGTCGCATTCGGCGGAAGTTGAATCGACGCCGACGGTTCGAGCGCTACCCAGCCGCCCATGCCGCCGGTCTGCGCGAAACCGACGGTGATGCGCGTCGTCAGCGTGGTTCCCGCAGTAATCGCGGTCGCGTCGTTGAAGCATGTAGTCTGCGCCGCCGCCGATCCGCGGATGTTCCGCGGGGCCGGCGTCTGCGAGGTTCCGCCGGAAACGGTCGTCCCGGTATTGGTCTTGCCGCGCAATTGCGCGCCGCCAGCCGTAGCAAACCGAGACGCGGCGTACAGCCCCTTAACCGATGCCGTTTCCTGATTGGCAATGGTCTTCAGGTACAGGTGCGAGCTTTCCGTGTTGGCCGATCCGTTACTCGTCAGCGCACGGTTTACATCGTAGTAATAGGGCATTTCTTCCTTCCTTTCTGTTAGGGCCAATCAAGCCGCGGCTTCGGTTGTTACTGAACGGTGCCACCGATCAGGTTTCCATCATCATCACGCATGACACTCATGACGCGCGGCGCGCTCACCTTTTCAAGCGCCGCACGGAATCCATCCATTGCCAACGCGAGCACTGCAGCAGACTTGTCCGGGACTTCCTTAGCTTCCGGCTTTTCATCCTTTTCGGGTGCGGCTGCCTTGGCCATGCCGGCAATCAGGATCTTCGTGTCCGCCTCAAGCATGGCCCGCCACGCCTCGAACTTGCGCTCGGATTCCGCATGCGCCGCTTCAATCCGCGCCTCGATCATGCGCGAAGCAGATTCTACCGCTAGCTTCCGGTCCTCAAGATGCGCCTGCAATTGCAGCTGGCGCGCGTCCTTGTGTTCCTGCGCTGCCGCTTCCTGTTGCGACTGATAAACTTCCTGCTGCGTCGCAATCGCACCCATCTGCATCTGCGCCTGCAGTTTCGCCATTTCGGAACGCATTTCCGCGTCGATCTTGGCCCGCTCGTTGATCGTCTCGGCGTGTATTTTCGCCATTTCGACCTGGCCCTTCGCTTCGATCTCGGCTTGCTTCTCGCTGATTCGGCGCTTCAAATCGTCTTGCATCTGCATCATGGCTTGCTGCATTTGCTGCGTTTGCGCGGTCAGGTGCGCAATGATCGCCTTGGCCTGTTCGGGCGGGAT